GTTTGTTGTTATCGGGCATCCCGTAGAAACAACACGAATGAACAAAAGTTCAACAACCCCACGAAGCGAGACGAAAGGGCTCGCACAAAAGCCACTGGTAGTGAAAGGCTCTACCAAAGAAGTAAAACAGGTCGCGAAGAATTCGGCTCGTTCCGCAGTCAAACAACTTCAAGCTGCGAAGGCACCTGTTCCTCCGAAGGGTCAGGCTACGAAGCAGATCGCTCGAGCTCTAACGACTGCCAGACCTGCAGTCGAATGGCGTACCGAACACCATGGCGTTCCGGTTATTGGTGGCGATGGTCTCCGAGAGGGGCATGCGGAAACGCGTGCTATGGGCGAGGATCTATTCATTCGGGGAACCGAGCGTCTGGGTCCGGTGGGAGTGAATGGTGTGGCGCTGAAAGCAGGAGATGTGATGAATGTCATCGAGCTCAATCCTGCCTCCTTTGGTGTTCGCATCACTCTGCTCTCGCTCCCGTATGCGAAGTTTGAGTTCACTCGAGTCAAGCTTCGCTATGTCGGCCTTATCTCGGAGGCGAATGCTGCTGCCAACGGCGGTCTTTTCATCGGCTTCAACGTCGATCCGGACTCTCCGATTCCTGTCGGCAACAACGGGCTCGATGCGATTTCGACCTGGGGAAAGAATGTCACGGTCGTACCTGTTTTCAACAGTACGAGCGAGCTGACACTCGATCTTCAGGCTCGTCGCTCGACCGAGCCTCTGTTTGTCGACACGACGGGAGACGTTCGATTCTCGACGCAGGGTCAGATGATGATCCTAGCTGGGCAAGACTTTCCTGCCGAGAGTCAGAATTTCGGCCAATGGTTCATCGAGTACGAAGTCCGTTTGTACGAGATCAACCAACCGTCCGCTCTGATGAACTGTTTGACCGGTGCCGGCGTTTGCAACGGCGGCGACACAGGCAACTCGCTTATTCCTCTCCCTGGCTCGGAGTCGGGAACTGGCTTGTTGCGTTGGACGGGCGATACTTCCTTGACGACTGCAATTGCCGCCGGAACTTTTGGCGGCAATCTACAATTGACGCGCCAGGGGTTGTATCTCTTTGAAATGACCACTTTGACGACGGCCATCATGATGCCGATGACTGCGACTGCAGACCTTGCTTGCATCTCTGGTTGCTTCTTTCCGAC